TATCAAATTCAAACTAGGCCAGCGGACATATACAAGCTCTTTGGAGTTTATGTCTGTAGATAGAGATGCCCGTGGCATATTCTCCTGGCGTGGCGATTGGATTAATGTAGAGGAAGCCGGTCTACTAGACAATCTTGATGAAATTGCTAGAAACCTCTCTACACGTTTAACTGGTGCAACTAAGATGGGCCGGCCATTCCTTGGCCGATTCTCATTTATTAGCAACCCATGGGACACACCACACCTCTGGTACCTATTCGACCTTGCAGCATCTGACCCCAAAAAGAACCTATCTATTGTTATCTCCACGAGGCACAACAAGAATGTCACCGACGAGCAAATTATCAACATGCTCAAGCATATCCCAGAAGACGAACGACCAAGATTCCTCGATGGTGTCAGGCCTGAAGGTAAGGGTAACTACTTCGCTAAGGAAGCTATTTACAAGTGCGAGGACAAAGCGTGGGGTGAGCTTATGAATCGATGGGTAAATCAAGGCAAAACAGGCTTTGTACAATACTCACTCGAGGGCGCGGGCATCACCCATTTCCAAATGCCCAAAGAGCCCGGTAGAATGTATTTCATGCTTGGTGACCCAGGCAGTGACAACGCACCATCTCGTAACTCACCTGTTATAATGGTGTGGGACGTCACAGACTTTCCCAATGAGCCAATGAAACTTAGAGCATTCTGGTGGGGAAGTGGATTCGGAAGAGTCTCACCATTTATAGACAGACTACTCGAGTGGAGAGACTTGTACAGTCCATTCTTTACTGGAATAGATAGCACAGGACCACAAAAGAGTATGGCCGAACTCATCAATATACAAACCGAGGATGAGACACAAGTGCAGGGCCTCGACTTCTCCGGTCCACGCAAAACATCATACCTGGTAGCAGCTCGGCTCATTGTTGAGAATGCCTTAGCTAGATGGCCTAAATCTATTGCTGGTTTCAGGGCTCAACTAGCCAACTATGACCCCCTAAAAGACCAGGGCAGCAAAACCAAAATCCCGCAAGACATCGTAGCTGCCTTCGCGATGTCCTGCTTTGCAGTGAGGTCCTACTTTGGTATATCGTTTGAAGACTACATTAATCAAACTGCTCTCACTCTTGCAGAAGAGCTTGACACAGATAATAGAGCTCGTAGACTCCCAGAATTCGAACGAACTCGACGACTTGCAGATTTCGCAAGACCGAGATAGACGCTCTGCTACACGAATGAAAAGAAACCCGCGTCCATAATTTCCTACTGTAGGAAAACGGCATGTTATAATCCAGCGCAGGAGCCACAATGTTACCTAAAGTTGAACACAACCCAGTCGAAAAGCTGATTAGCTCAGTCAACGTACTAGGCAAACCATTCTCATTGAGTAGCCTGCCTGAGTTTCCTTATAGTGAGTACACTACTCAATCAAGTAAATATCAAGAGCTTGAAAGCTGGTTCAACGGACAAGCTCTATCAGAAACCCAATCACAGGGTGGAAACGAAATCGACGTATACCCACTACGGGTCAATCCAATACGTACCGCCTGTCTCAAACACTCATATGCCCTCTTCGGTGAATTTCCAGATGATATCTCTGGCACACTTGTTCAGCCACGTGTCATTGTAGAAGCAGACAGAGACAAGAGTCAATCTGACATTGTAGAAGATGCTCTATCCAAAGCATGGTACAACAATAACGGCGCAGCTGTGATGATGGAGAATGGACTGCTGAGCCAGATATTTGGTGGATGTATTTTCAAGGCATCCTGGGTCCCAGACCTACCAGAAGAATATCGAGTACGTATTGAGAGAATACACCCCAGAGAATTTGTATGCGTACCGTACGAGAACGATTACTGGAGACTCAAGCAAGCATGGGTAGTGAGAAAAATCACTAAAGATGCAGCTGAGCAATACGGAGTCAAGCTAGCAACCGACTTCGGATACTATATTGAATGGTGGCGTGAAGATGAATATCAAATCATGGTTGACGACAATCCTATTGTCTACGATATGTTTGGAGCACAAACAGTACTCGGTGGTAGAAACCCGTTTGGGTTTGTCCCCTTTGTATACATTCCTCATGAACGTGCTGGAGAATTCTATGGAAATCCAGTCATTACAGATGCTGGTCAGGGTCTCACGAAAGAACTAAATCTGCGTACAGCCGATGCTGGCGACGCAACAAGCGACCAAAGCCACTCTGTTATAGCAATGCGCAATGTACGTGGAACACCCAAGATACAAAGACTAAGTAATGGGGTACAAGTCATTGACTTGGGCTCAGCTCAAAACATTACCGGCGCAGCATCAGAACCAGACCTATTCTCTGTGACACGCTCACAAATTACAGACCCAATGCTCCACCTATCACGAGATGTAAGAGATGAACTCAGACGTGAACTTATGGTACCTGCTGTTGCAGAGGGGGAAGACGAAGGCTCTCAACGCAGTGCAGCAACCCTTGTTCTACGCATGTGGCCACTTACTAGTCACATCAAGTCTGAAAGAGCCCTATGGTCTACTGGGCTAACAGCATTCAACAAAATGCTACTGAGTATTATGGCAAACAAGAAATTTGGTGGAATCAACAAAGAACACCTCAAGCTACCACTAAAGAATAAATGGTATCCAATCCTACCAAGAGACCGCCAAGCATTCGTTGAAGAACTAGTCGCACGAAGAGGTGTTCAACTCGGCTCACTTGAACACCTGCTAGCGCTTATTGGTGACGTCGAAGATATAGACGTGGTCATGGAACAAATTAATGAAGAGAAAGAGTTCAATGCCGAGATGGAACTCAAAGCAAAAGGAGCGCCGAGCAATGGCAGCGAAAGTGACAGCGGAGGACCGTCGCAAGCACAGCGCAACGGGGGACGGTCGGTTTCCAATCAAGAATAAGGCCCAGGCCCGTAGTGCACTGCGTCTTCGTGGTCACGCAAAGAACAAAGCCGAGCGTCGGGCAATCATACGACGCGCCGCAAAGTTTCTGCCCGCTGCTGCAAAAGCAGCACTTGAGGCAGACAGGAAAGCTGGTAAAATATAATCATCACTTCGTAATGGAGGCAAAATCCAATGGCTACATTCCAATGGGAAGTTTACGTTGACACTCCAGGTTGGGAAGATGTTAGCACCAACACTATCGTCTTCTCTGGCTCTGGAGGCATCGCAACCCCAATCACCGTAGGTAACTGGCAAGATGAAACACACATCGGTACCGATGACCCTGGTGCCGACCAGTGTGGTTCGAACCATGTACCCAACGTAAAATACATTAGTGACACACAATGCGATATTGGTGGCGGCACTATCACTATGAACGACACCAACGTTGTGGCAACTGAGGTAACACTCCGTGTCTACTTCTACGACGCATCATCCGTCTCTACATCCAATGCACGCTTCTATACCTTCGACGGGACAACCGAGACCAGTGAAGCTGTTGGTATTGAGGCCTATGCATGGGAACGCGGCGTAGGTACATCGACCTGGACATTGGTCAATGATGACAGCGGCAACACCGGTGGCGATAACTCTGGAGAGCGTCTGTCTCTATCTGACCAAGGCGCCGGCACAGAGCACTGGTTCTACATCGCAGTCAGTGCACGCCCAGAATCGGTTGGCAGCAAGACTCAGTTCGACTTCGGCATCGCATTAACCTATAGTTAGGTTTAACCTAACTACCAGTTGCTAAAGGACATATATGACAACAGAATACAATCCCGAAGGGAGTATATACGTTGGTATTCCTCGTGAACGCGTATATATTCCAGCGTTCGTGGACAATAGAGATATGATAATGAAAGTAATTCATGATGCTGGTAGAGATGCTGGTTACTTTCAAGCAGAAGGACATAGAGTAGATAGAAACCGTGACAGAATTGTCAAAGCATTCCTAGAGAGCGATGCAGAGTGGCTCCTATTTCTAGACTCGGATATGGACCACCCACCATCTATAGGAATACGATTAACACGATTTGGCAAGCCAATCGTCGCCGGACTCTACTTCGCACGTGGTCGCACGCATGACCCATTTGTATTCGCCGATGCAGAAGATGGTATAGATGACTATGGCAGGACATCAGCACGATGGAAACCCATGCGTGATGATGTCTTCAGATTTCTTGATGCACACAAACTGCCTATGAGAGATGGCCATATAGTTGTTGAGCCAACACAATATGACCCACTCTATCAGTGTGACGCAGTAGCAACAGGAAATCTTGTTATCCACCGTTCCGTTATAGAATCAGAACCTGGTCCATGGTTCGAATACGAAACGGGTGGCAACAGCGAAGACCTAGTATGGTGCCGGCGACAACGAGAGCGTGGATACCCAATATACTGTGACTTGTCCACTATCTCCGGACACTACAACTGGGTCGCCATGGGCCAAGCTCAATTCCGCACACTCTATCTTGGTAGAGGCGTAACGCTCAGCGGATATGGCAAAGACGACGCTATGAAATGGCTTACCGAGTTTGGCAATCTGTCAGAAGAGCAAGCCGATGAACTAACTGACATAAAATTTGGTCATCCCACTGGAGACCTATGGCGAGAGAAATTTGGAGACAGAGTACCAACCGATAAAGAGGTTGAAGACTTCTACAATGACCCAATTACTGGTCAAGTCTACCTGATGGAACTCCTGGCATGGAACCAGACTGTTGGCTTCGAGAACCTTAAAAAGTCTCTTATGCGCGTTAGGGAATTTGACAACAATGGCTTCGAATGTCTTGACCTTGGCGCAGGAATAGGCTCAATCGCTATCCAGATGGCAATACAGCGTAATAACGTCTACGCCGTAGAGCCAAATCCATTTCTGCGTGACTTCATTCAGCACAGATACGAAGAAATGCAAAGAGAAATCACAACTGAAATTGGCGAGATAAAAATCCTGGACCAGTGGATTGGCAAACTGCCAGAGCAATCACTAAGACTCATCACGTGCTTTGACGTATTCGAGCACATGCCAGAAGAAATACTCCTGGAAAATCTTAGAGAATGCTACAGAACTCTTGGTGATAGCGGAAGACTTATATACCACAACAACTTCCACCAGCAGGATATCTTTCCTAACCATTTTGACCATAGCGAAAAGTGGAATGGATGGCTAGAAGAGATTGGATTCAAAAGCCTGAATATGATGGAGGCAGTGAAAATAATATCATGACACACCAAGGATGGATTGCCACTTTATCAGACGGCACAACAGCATCTGAAGCACCCCCAGTTCCCGGGGAAATGTCATCGTGGCAATCTCTAATACAATACACAAAAGACAACAATATCAGTATTACCAGGCTAGTTCTACAACGTGGCGCAACTCGCGCCGTGGCTATGCCTCCCAAAGAATGCGATGGATATTTCCAAGCATACGAGGTAAAGAAAATCTTGTGGCGCAACATAAACGCCAAACTACAAGGCATAGGCTCCGTTGTGGGAGACCAAGTATATATTACATGGATTGATGACACCAACACTGTCACTCAAGACATACGCCCCTTAGATAGCTGTAAAATACACACTACTCTAAGAGACTAGCCTGTTTACCAACCCTATAAGCGTTCGGCTTAAGTGCTGTCGCTAGAATCCCTGTATTCGGGTAAGACCTGTTACAGGGATATTCGCTTATCAAGAGGTGTAATTATGGCATTACTATTTATGGATGGCTTCGACCACTACAATGACGTTACAGAACTGGGCAGAAAGTGGGACGAGAGTTCTTTCGGTGCTAGTTTACCTGCTGGTAGATTCGGAGGACAAGCACTATACTACGTAAACCAGGACTCGTGTTCGAAATCTATAAATGATAAGACGACTATAATTGTTGGCTTCGCCTTAAAAGCATCACGAGCCAGCAATGTACTAACGGCATGGCTACGCTTCTTTGTAGACGGAGGCCAAATGATTAGTCTCTACGAAACCACTACTGGTAGCGTAGTTGTTTATAGAGCGACTGGTTCAGGACTCATTGCTGAGTCCTCACAAGGAGTCTTTGCAGTCAACTCTGTATGGCAGTTCATCGAGTTCAAATTTACCATAGATAATACAGTTGGTAGCTACCAAGTAAAAATCAACGGAACCTCTATACTTAGTGGTAGTGGTGTGGATACCCAAAATGGGTCAGTATCATATGTAGACACCATTCAATTAGGGCCAACCACGAACGGTGGCCAGTTACAATATGACGATTTCTATCTCATGGATAACTCCGGTTCCTACAATAATGACTTTATTGGAGATTGTAAAATTGAAACCCTCTGGCCGTCTGGTGTTGGTAACTATAGTCAATGGACTCCGTCTGCTGGCAACAACTACGAAAATGTTGACGATACTGCACCAGATGATGACTCTACTTATAATGATGGCGACACTAATAGCGATAAGGACAGCTATGCTATGGGTAATTTGACTACCACATCAGGTACTATTTTCGCTGTCCAATCTAATATTTATGCCAAGAAAACTGACGCTGGAACTGTCAAATATAAGCCTCTTCTCTATATCAACTCATCTGATTATGTTGGAGACGAAATATCTCCTGGTGATACTTACAACTATAGCACTTACATAGATGAGGTCAATCCAGACGATTCACTAGCCTGGGAAGTCGCAGACATAAATGCCTTAGAAGGTGGCATTCAGAGAACTGCCTAAGGACTGAGAGGGTGCAATGCCCGATACCAGTTCTTCAGTCTCGGCATACCTAGAAGCCAGCGTTCCAAGGATTACGCAATATGCACTAGAGGTTCTCGCTCAGCCCGACAATGCAGAACCTCGTATTACGCAATATGCAGTTGAAGCACTTTTACAACCGGATACCGCAGAGCCACGGATAACGCAATACGCTATCGAAGTTCTGATTAAGCCAGATAGTGTAAGCAACATAGACAGTTACTTGCGTGGAGGCTCTGACGCCTCGGACTCGGTTTCGGCCTACCTCACTGGCCCAATAGCCGCATCTGACAATACCAGTGCTTTCTTAGCAGGTCAGGACAATGCCACACCAGATAGTGTCTCGGCGTTTCTGTCTGGACAGGCCATAGCTCTCGACAACATACCAGCGTACCTATCTGGTATCAGCACCTTACAAACCGACTCTCAATCGGCATATACTTATGGACAAGCTGACGTCACAGACTCCACACCAGCATTCGCTGAAGGATATCAAGACTTTCTCACCAACAGCACATCAGCCTACATCTACGGTGCTGGAGAAATACTCTATCCCGACGGAGATATATCACAATCTGGCTCATGGAAACGAGAAGATGAAAGCACCACCAACCTCTATGTATCTATTGATGAACAGCCAGGCTACAACGATAGCGACTACGTCTATCACGGCAGCCCAGTAGTAACAGATTATTTCGAAGTTACCCTTTCGGACCCCCAATACATCAGCGTAACAGCAGGCGAGGCTAGAGTCTTCTGGCGTGCATCACGTATCTCTGGAACAGCTACCACCACCATCAAGGTAGAGCTCCGAGAGAACACCTCTGTTATCGCCTCGGATATCCAAACACTCACTGCTGACTACCAGACCTTCGACTTCGCACTAAGCCAAGGCGAGCGAGACAGTATCTCAGACTGGACTGACCTGAGACTACGGTTCATTGTGGAGAGCATAACATGACCGACCTATACCTCTATGTAGACAATGAGGATAGCACCGGCGCATGGAGTACAACTGGCTCTCCTCCCTACATCAACACCCAAGACGAACCCAACAACTACATATACTCCACATCTAGAAATGCTGACTCAGGCGTCTACAGTTTTCCAGCTTCGGGCCATTCTTCAGAGACTATTAATAGCGTCACGCTCTACATCTACGCTTATGGTCAAGCCACTTCCAACTTTGAAGCTATCCTTAGCAGCTCTGCTACTGGCCTTGGCCCTCCTGCTGGCTCATGGCAATGGGTTAGCATTGATGTGTCCAGCATCCTCACCACCTGGGCACAGATAGATGCAGCCACAGTCTACTTCGACAGACCTAACACCGCCAATGACGCCGGCGTAGACTGCTGCTACCTGCTAGTTGACTACGTAGGCACTACCCCTGCAAATGACAGCACCCCTGCATTCATGTGGGGAGCTGATATAGGTTCAGACAATCAAACAGCGTATGCTCACGGCTCTACCGATACACTAGATAGCCAATCTGGATACTCTCATGGTGGAGAAACTGCTACAGACAACCAGCCTGTTTACCTAAAAGGCCAAGACGACACTCTAGACAATCAGGCTGCCTACCTGAAAGGCCAAGACACAGCTAGTGACTCAACACCTGCCTTCCTTACTGGACCTGCCTCCACAAACCCATCGATATCATGGGCATTCGTCTCTATCCCAGAGAGCGAACCACTATCCGCAGACGACTCAACACCTGCGTTTCTCCACGGTAGCCAAAACACCTCCGACAGCACCCCTGCATATCTACACGGCCAAGACACCAATAGTGACAATACGTCCGCATATACTATTGGTAGCATTGACACAACAGACAACGCACCTGTTTATCTTACAGGGTCAGCCGATATCACGGACTACTACCTCGCATATCTTCGAGGACAAGACACTACAACCGACTCGTCGCCCGCCTATGCAACTGGCACACTTGGAGCCTCATCTTCTACGCCTGCATTCCTGCTCATTCCCGGCAGCAAAACTCCAGCCTACCTCACAGGCCAAGAAGCAGCTACTGATAACACACCTGCATATACCAAAGGTGGAACAGCTGGTAATAGCTCAACCGATGCATACCTTGCTGGACAAGTTGACATTACAGATTCAACACCAGCGTATACAGAAGGCTACACCGCATACGTCGAAGACAGCACACCGGCATACATTCTTGGTAGCTACTACCTGCGCGGAAGACATGATGCATATCTTGAAGGATTCGTTCCTCCACAGCCTGCATACCTCAAAGGGCAAAAACACCCTGCCGATTCTACACCCGCCTCCACACATGGACAGGACAACACATCAAATAACACCGCCGCATATCTGGTTGCAGGCACAGCAATCACAGACAGCACAGAGGCATTCTGCAATGGACTACAAGCTAGCAAGTCATCATCCATTCATGCATACATTAGCGCCGATTCAAAAGCCAGCACGCCAGCATATACCGAAGGAGAGTCAACAAGTGTCACCTATGGCACAATCGTCGATGCCAACGGAATACAATACAGACTGCGCATCCTGGCAGAAGGGTACTTCGATGACATTCTAAGCAAAGCAAGTAGTATCAGCATGACCGTAGGCGGTGGAACAGATATCTCCGCCTCGCACATCTATAAGCGATTTGAGCCAGTCGTCAAAGTACGACACACAGAGCCAGAGTCTGAATACGCAACATTATCAGACCTACAAACACTATATAGCGCACACACTACATATACATGGTACGACCATTTCGGCAACAACTATACTGTGAGACTGCTAGGGAACTTTAACCAATCCATGCTTACTACAGTCGTTGAAGGCAGCAATGCCTGGTACATCGTCAAACTAACCTTACTGGAAGTGCAGTAATGGCATACACTGAAGATTTCACTGGCTCAGAGGGCGAACTCACTGGCAACTGGACTACTCATGCTGACTTTGTTGGAGTTAGAAAGAATGGTAGTGGTGAGGGTTACAACACCACCAGCGCCGGAGATGCTATCTCCATATATACGGGTGGTGCCCAACTCACTGACCAATATGCACAAGTGGTACTCAAAGATAGTTCATCAGACAACGCTTCACTGATACTGAGAGCCACAGGCACAACAGGCACAGACCAGTTTTACACTGTATATTACATATCCAGTGGAAGTGTCTATGTCGGTATATATGATGGAGCATCATGGAATACAATCGGCAGTCCAATTTCACAGTGGTTCAGCAACGATGACGTACTCCGAGCAGAGCTAGTAGGTTACACATTCACCATATATAAGAATGGTACTCCTTTAGGGAGCATTACAGACACCGGCGAATATATTGCTAGTGGTTATGTTGGTGTAGGCATATACGATAACGTTATTACTATTGACGATTGGGAAGCTAGCGGTCTAGCCTCCTCCTCCCAATCAGCATACCTAGAAGCTACAGTACCACGCATAACTCAATATGCACTAGAAGTATTGGCTCAACCCGATACCGTTGAGCCTCGTGCTACACAGTATGCCCTTGAAGTCCTAGCCCAACCTGATACTGTAGAACCTAGAGTTACCCAATACGTTCTTGAAGTCCTAATCAAGCCAACTAAATCAAATACACCAGCCTATATGTTTGGCGCTGGTTCAGCTAATAGTTCTGTTCCTGTATTTACTGATGCTAGAATATTCCCAATCATAGACGACTTCTCTGGTACCGAAGGAGAAGATTGGTCTGATAATTACTGGAAGACCTGGTCATGAGCTGGAATACCCCTACCACTACCCAAGGGTCATACCAGGCAACAGACCCCAACACGGTAAACCATACCTGTGCAGCTAATACAAGGGTGCTAGTTGTTGTCCTGTTTGTGAATGGCATTACAACCAGAACGGGTGGCGCACCCACTTACAATAGCCTCCCGCTTACGGATAGTGGTGCTGGATTTGTGTATTTATCTGGTTCTGGTGAGTGTGGTGTAGAAATATGGTACCGCCTTAATCCACCAACAGGCAGCAGCTACACAGTAAGCGTTCCCAATACAAATACAGTTCCATTTGACATCTCCGTGATGTCATTCACGGCTACAGCCAACAGTGCAGCTAAGGATAGCTACAACAGCAGCACAGGCGATAGCACAACTCCATCAACCAACGTAGTTACAAATACAAACAACTGCCTTATGATTGGTGGTCTTGGCTCCGGTGACAGGGACTACGCCACCAAGGGTGCTAACTACACTTTTGTCCATCAATACGATGCCGGCAATCAAGTCTGGATGAGCGAGTATGACCTGGACGCTGGCACAGCTGGTTCTACAGCCGTAAACTTTACTACACCGCATAGTGAGGATTGGGGTGTCATCGGTATTGCCTTCAAAGAAATCACAGCCACAAATACCAATGATAGCACTACCACATTTCTCAAAGGTAATGACAATACCCTCGATAATCAGCCAGCATTCCTAAAAGGCTCTACAGATACTCTAGATAGCACACCCGCCTACCTATTCAGTGCCGTCACCATTACAGACAATCAGCCAGCATTCTTAGCTGGCCTAGACACAATACTAGACAACCAGCCCGCCTATCTATTCAGCTCAGTCGATGACCTAGACAGCACGCCTGCATATTTAGCTAGCTCCCTCCCTACCTCAAGTGCACAATCAGCATACCTAAAAGGCCCAACACTATCTAGTACACCTGCATGGGTTGAAGGCACTGACCCCGCCATTACAGATATCTATGGAGGCAAAGGCCGACTCCGCTTTGCCAAGCTAGACAGCTCCTATGCCAGAGTACTTGCTAAGCTAGACTACGAGGACCGTCCTAACCTTGGCGTCAAAATGTCGTACCAGTTCAACAGCAATGTTGGCACAGGCGAATTCAGAATATGGCTCCGCTCCTCCAATGACTGGTATGCATTCGAAAGACCTACCACGGGCTACGAGCTCACGCTACTCAATGACAGCTCTACTGTCAAATTCCACAGAGTCAATGGCGGTACACGAACCGAGATAGACTCATGGACTGAATCAGCTCCTGATACTGGAGTTCACTGGATAAAGTTCCAAATCTCTGACGATAACGTTAGAGTCAAGCTCTGGGCAGATGGAGCAGGCGAACCAGCAGACTGGAACAGAGTCAAAGTAGACGCAACAATACCAGATGCTGGCGGCTTGCAGATGGGCTACTTCCGTGTAGACGGTGCCCAGAAAGAGCTCTACATTGACTCTCTCTCCACCTTCGTAACGGACGAAGTAAATATCTCTGCCTTTATGGTCGGTGGACTTGCCAGCTCAACACCCGCCTTCCTGCAAGGCCCATCTGGTACACCAGCATCTGATAGCCAAAGCGCATATCTAGCTGGCTCTAGCACCGCCACAGATTCTCAATATGCTTACTCTATAGGACAAGACGCAGCTAGCGATACCCAACCTGCCTATATGGTGGGTGGCATCGAAGTATCTGACGCAACAAGCTCATATACAGTAGGACAAGACACGGCACTAGATGTAACACCAGCATTCCTATTAGGCAGCATAAATGTTGCCGACTCCACCCCATCATACACTGAAGGTATAGACAGCGCGACTGATAACCAGCCTGTATTCCTGGTAGGCTCTATCGACATTACAGACGCGCAAACAGCCTACTCCCATGGCTCCTTATTGACAAATGATGCCCAAAGTGCCTATATAGCCGGGCAAATAGTCGCGAATGTCAATAAAAGTGTTTACTTAGCAGGAAAAGATACCTTAACAGACAACACTCCAGCATATGCTCATGGAAGTATTGAAGCCACAGACACTCAATCCGCATTCGCCGAAGGCGAAGGAGCCGCCTTCCCGGTATCAGACAGCACTCCAGCTTACCTAGGAGGTCAAGATGAAGCCACTGATTCTACTAGTGCTTATCTTAGTGGGCAATCTACTCTTACAGATGCACAGGTATCGTACGCCCACGGACAAGACTCGGCATTAGACAACCAGTCTGTATTCCTTACAGGCTCACTGTCCGATACTAGCGGACAAGCGTCCTACTTAATCGGACAAGACACAGCTACAGATAGCCAACCTGTATTCCTGGCTGGTTCAATAGACACAACTACCCAACAAGATTCCTACCTTGCAGGTCAAGATACTGCACTTGACGCACAGACAGCCTGGCTTACTGGTGGTATAGTCATTATAGATAGCACAGATGGCTATCTACATGGTCAAAACTATGGCACCAATTCTAGTTCTGCTTACCTGCTTGGTTCTCTCAATATTACAGATAATCAAGCATCATATACAGCAGGCCAAGACACATCGCTAAACAGTCAAGTATCTTACCTAAAAGGGCAAGATACTGGAACGGATTCTTCACCTGCTCACCTCACTGGACAAAGCACTGCCCAGTCATCATCCAGCGCGTTTGCAAAAGCAGATGACTACGAGCCACTAATACCAGACGGGAATATAACAATAGGCTCCTGGAAAAACGAGTCGGAGGGCTCATCTCTATGGAGCTCTATAGATGAGTACCCATATAGCGACAGCGACTATGTCTACTACGACGGTGCTGCTGGAAGCGAATCATTCGAGGTATCACTATCCGACCCCAACGGAGACCCACTGCCCGACGGTATACATACCATCTCCTGGAGAGCTGGACAAATAGCTGGAACTGGCACTATAGTCATGAAAGTAGAGCTCATGCAAGGAGCTGTACTAATTTGTACAGACCAGCAAACCATAACCGACAGCTTCCAGACATTCGAGCACACCCTAACACAAGATGAAATAAATGACATCACCGACTACACTGATTTGAGACTCAGGTTTACCGTGGTGAGTGTGACATGACACAATATCTACGACCTACCTCAGATATCAGTACCGGTACCTGGACCACCACCCCATTATGGTCCAAGCTCAATGACCAGAGTGATGCCACTTACATCACCTCCTCCAAGAACGCTACCGCTGACACCTTCGAGAGCGCTATCCAAACTGGGTCTGACCCAGGCTCTGGCTCTGGACATATCATCAAGGCTAACCTGTACTGTAGCAAATCCAGCAATGGCACAGCTAATATGTACCTCTACGAGGGTGCCACCCTCAGAGCATCATACGCCATACCAGGATTCCTCGGTACAGGTTGGGCTACATATCAATACACACTCTCGTCTGGAGAAGCCGATGCCATCACCGACTACTCCGCCCTGCGCATCAGAGTAGATGGCACCTGCACTGCTAACGCCTACATCTACTGTTCTGAAACATGGATGGAATTGCCAGACGCAGCCACGCCAGTCAGTGACTCTACAACTGCATACTCTCACGGCGCAGAAGCAATCATCGACAGCCAATATGCCTATCTCACCGGCTCACTGGACACCCTAGACAACCAATATGCCTTTACCAAGGGTGGCACTACTGCACTAGACAACCAATATGCTTACCTGGCAGGACAAGACAATACTCTAGATAACCAGCCTGCATTTCTCACTGGCTCCCTCGATATCGTAAACAGTCAATATGCATATACCACTGGTGCTAATGGACTTAAGGGAAGCCAGTACTCTTACACTCACGGTCTGGACAATATTGCTGACAGTCAATACGCATACCTATCGGGCTCTCTAGACACACAAGATAATCAACCCGTCTACACATACGGTGCCGAAGAGACCCTGGACAGCCAAACCTCTTACTCCGCTGGACAAGACAACACCCTAAACTCACAGAGTGCATACTCCCACGGCTCTGATAATATTACTGATAACCAGGCCGCTTACTCAATAGGTCAAGATAACACTCTTGATAGCCAGGCAGCATTTCTATATGGTCAGGTCCTAACAATAGACAACCAAGTGGCCTACACCACTGGCACATCAGGCGCAACAGACCAACCAGCAGTATCGGGTGCCAGATTATTAGTACCCAAACGAAAGAAAGATAAACAAAGTGCCTACCTTGAGGGTGCTGGATTTAGCGCAAGCGACTCAACACCAGCATACCTAGAAGGTTCAGGTGGCCAGGTATCAGACAGCACGCCTGCCTACTTGGCAGGAGGTATAAATGTATCTGATAGCTCTAGCGCTTTTGCTAGCGGGTCTGCTAGCAGTAGCAATAGCACTGATTCTTATACTCACGGGTCCCTAACTCTAACTGCCAGTCAGGAAGCATATACTGATGGGCAGGACCACACTCTAGATAGTACACCAGCATTCTTAGCTGGTTCCACAGATGTTACCACCAGCAAACCCGCATTCTTGACTGGCTCTATAGACACATCTAATAGCCAGCCGACATACCTTGCCGGTGGAATAATAGTAACGGACTCCCAAAATTCATACCTCAAAGGGGAATCCGCGGCTACAGATAGCACTCCAGCATTTACTGAAGGCTACAGCGCCAATATGTCCTCTCAACCTGCATTTCTTGCTGGTTGGGACACCGCATCAGATAGTACACCTGCATTCTTGAACGGTGGAGTAACCGCAACAGACTCCATACCTGCATTCCTGCTTAGTTCCAATACTGCTAATAGCACTACTCCTTGTTACTGTTTTGGGCAAGGAATAGTAATAACGAACCAACCCGCATTCTTAGCTGGCGGTATAGTACAGTCCACATCACAACCATCCTACACAGCTGGTATTTCAACAGCACAGGACAACACGCCATCTTACCTCGGAGGCCAAAGCACTCATGAGTCACAACAATCAGGATACCTTTCTGGACAATCTCATGCTACCTCTTCGGCATCGGCATTCGCAGCTGGTCAAGATACATCGCAAGCTCAACAGAAAGCGTATACCTCAGGCTCCGCGCAAGCCCAATCGAGCACGGAAGCCTGGCTCGTCGGGCAAATAAATACAAGCGACTCTCAGCCTGCCTACCTTAGTGGCAAAGCAAGCAGAGATTCAACTCCAGCATTTACACAGGGCCAACTCGCAACCACATCTAGTGTACACGCCTGGATGGGCGCTGGAGAATTCCCACAAGACAAAATATATGACCTTGGAGACTCCAACGTCAACCGCACACTGTCTCTAACTGCTGAAATCAATACCAGCATAGAACGCAGCGCTGATGCAAACACAACTGTCGAAACAGGCAGTGCAGAAACTAAAACAGAAATAGAGTACAATAGCGAAGTGAAAACTTCCCTAGACTTCACGGAGGTGGAATTCTAATGGCTACCCAAGCTGACCTTCATGTAGGCGATATTGGTACTATCATCTACATCAATATTGTAGAAGGTGGTGAAGCATTAGATATCTCTAGTGCAACCACTAAGACTATCAGGTTCCAAAAGAAAGACAAGACCACCATGGACAAAGATGGTGAGTTCAAAACCGATGGAACTGATGGTATACTACAATATACAACCCTTACAGGTGACATCGACCAAAAAGGACGCTGGCTGGCGCAAGCATATCTTGAGATGCCTACATGGAAAGGATATAGTGCCAAGGTAGAATTTCAGGTTGATGACCCACTACCAGCACCTGCATAACTATGCCCGATACTTCCTCGTCACTCACATCGTTTATCGAAGGCTACACTGCTACCCTGAATCCTAAAGAGATGCCAGACGGTAGTCTTCTATATGAGCAACCCCAAGAGTTCAACTTCGTCAAGCTTGACGGAACTGTACTCAATCCTGTCTATTATCACATTGAGGCTGCAAGAGTATGGCCTACCGGATACGGTTGGGTACTTGTCCAAGAGCTTGACGAATTAGCACTCCAGATGTCTGATGGAAACACCAAAGTTACAGTACGCAGGTATCAATACTTACCAGAAAACTACTACAGAAACATTACACTTTATGGACTTGTCGAAGTAACATAATTTTTGTGTTACAATCTCACAAGTAGATTTCCTACAGTAGGAAATCAATCTCAATTGGAGGTAACATGGCTAACTACAATCATGAAGCAAAATCTCTAGAGGGCATTCTCTCACTACTTTCAACAGGAACTAAAACTTATCCCAACGAAATGAGAGATACAGCAGTCACCCTCGACTTGCTCGAAGAGAAAGCTTTAGCTACCACATCCAACTATGGTGCCGTCAACTTAGCTAACTTCCAGCTGTATACCTTTGACGGTATCAACGGTGCCGGTGCTTGTACCGCTACTGGTACAGCAGCCGGCGATTTGGTACTCTCCGTTGCTTGTGTCACTGATGCAAACCAAGGAGAAGCTGGCTCTTCATTTGAAACCGTAGTCACGACCGCTGATGAAATTCAGCAATCTGACGCCGGCGACTTATCGGCCCGCGACTATGTCGCACTAGTTTACAGACCATAGGAGAACTAACCAATGACACTCGAATCCGCTGACCCCACCCCTGAACCTACCGTAACTGAACCAGCCGCAGGCACAGCAGGTAATCAACCGGATTATAAATCCCTGTATGAGCAAATGCAGAAAGACGCACAAGCTTGGAAACAACGCTTCACAGGCCTACAGGGTAAATACCAACAGGAACAAGCCAGATGGGCAGATGACGCCTCTCACCTAGTAGATGTGCAATCACAACTCGATGAATTATCTGGAATTCGCGAACAACTCGAGGTAACAGTCTCGACATTGAACGAACAACTAGACACCGCTAGAACAGAAGGCGTAGTAGCTCAGGAAGAGTTAGAAAGAGTAAGACTCGTCACAACTGAGTTCCCACAGCTAGTTCCATTTCTTCAAGACGACCTCCTCCCAGATGGCGCTGGAGATGAACTAAGAGAAAAACTGAAAACAATGTCAACACGAATTGACTCTATAAAAGAGTCAAGAGTCGCAGAACATGTTGAAGGCGCATCTCCATCTTCAAAGCCAGCTGCTTCACCAATCGACTCGGCTCAGAGTCTATTGCAGCAAGCTTCAGCAGCTATGAGGGAGGGCAAGCTTGATGACTATCAAAGTCTATACGACCAATATCTCAAAACTTCAGCTCAAGGAGGCCAATAATGGCTAAATATGAGGCATATCGAGAAACTGGCGACCATGAGTTCAGTTACGTTTCGTACCCACTCATCTGTGCCAAATTCGATTATACTTATGCCGACCTCAACGCCAGTGATGAATATGTCATCCCCGTTGAGGCCGACCATATGGTCCTCGGAGTTGCCCACGAAGTTACTACCGCCTTCTCTGGCGGCACTCCAGCTCTTGACATCGGTGATGGCACTGATGTTGACTTCTGGATTGTTAACACAGAGATGGACATGACTGCCCTAGGAAACTTTTTCACTTCATTTGCCACGGCTCAGCCCGGGCAAGCGGGTGCAATGTTTTCCACAGCAGGCATGATAAAGTTGACACACGCGGCTAGCTTATCAGCTGGTGCCGGCAGTGTCTATGTCTTTATGTTCGACTTCCGTGGTAACTGGAGGACACCCTGGTAGACCCCAGGATGAATCCTAATTCGGAGGCTTAAAACATGTCCACATTCGAGCAATTCTATGACATCAACCCGGTTGCAGTCATTGACCAGAACCAATGGGACGACAGGATTCCTGAGGTCGCCCTACAGTTCCGAACCCAACCGGTAATCTATACGCCGCTCATTGACTGGGACGACACCACTGCTCGAACTGGTGCTGCTACAACCATCTACACTGAACTAATCGAAGGTGACGTGGATGTAGACCCCATCCCTTTAACGGCTAACTATGTAAAATCCCCAATCGGTGTTGACAGTCGGTCCCGCTCACTGGCGACCGCCCGCTATGCCGATAAAATCCAGCTACACGAATCCAGCAACATCTTCCAGCAATGGCGGATGAGCGGCGGACGCGACTGGCGTCCCCTGTTACGTGGCTTACTCGGCCAGAGTGTTGTTAGAAAGTTCGAGCTCTTAGCTCGTAACGCTTTCTTGCTCCAGCCAAGTGGCTTCTGGACTTTCGCTGACGCTGATGCAGGCGGCAACGCTGACTGGGGCGACTTGGTTTCTGCTGACACTTTCCAACTGGAAGTCGTCAACGAGTGGAACCTGCGCCTTGGTAACACCGGGTCACCTGTAGTCCCTGGAGACATGGCATCTGCAAAACTTGCAATCATGCCCCCAGGAGTTGTCTATGACTTCCAGACATCGCTCGCCGCCGCTGGTGCTAGCGAAGCGTCAATGTGGCGTGACGCTCACCTATATGGCGGACAACTCCTACGATACGAACTTGGTGCCTATAAAGGCGTCCGGTTCATCCAGCACCCCAACGACAAGTTTGGCGTAAACAATAGTATCCTCTACAACTGTGGTGCTATCACCTCACAATATGGAGTTTCCAATCCCATCAACATGGGTGATGGTGCTCCTGACCCTGAAACAACACAAGTTGATGGTGTGTGGTATGTCGGCCAGAAGGGTGTGACTCACTATATCCAGCTCGAAGACTTCGCCCAAGGCGACTTTGAAGAAAATGATATGGTGACGATTCATACCGTTCGAACCAACGCTTACGGCACCACAAACGGTGTTGACCCCTTATCAGGCAAGACCATCGTGCGTCGAGTTGTAAATGCAGACTACACCAACAACAGACTTTCATTCGACCGACCTGTAATGTTCAACTACCACGCTGCTGCCAATGGCACTTCAGACTCTGGTGTCGAGGGCGTTTATTACGCTTACGTCACCAAGGCCCGCCATATCGGTATGGTCCTCGTGTTAGGCTCGCGTGGTGGAATCATGGGTGAAGTCGCTCGTCCGATTAAGTTCTACGAGCCTAAGCCTGTTGATGACTTTGAGTCGGTTTGGAGATACGTCTGGGATATTGTAGCGGGCTACAATATCTGGGAACCAAACCTGTTTGAACTGCACTTCTGTGCCGTCTCCATTGCAAAGCAAGGTGGAGTAATCACGCCCTAATGGCTACGCTTGAATCCCTCAAGAGCTCTATGCTCTTGGTACTCGGCGATGACCCTGATACAACTCCCGATTACCACGAAGACCTGATGCTAGACGCTGCAAATGCAGCACAGATTGCTGTACTCCCACGAGTATGGAAACCTGCAACTGACACCATAGCAGCAGCAGCTACATCTCATACACTCCCATCGGATTGCTTTGAGATACAGGCGGTGTGGGACGAAACTCAGAATATGTTCCTCGACCCGGCGATACTAGCAGCTGGAGAACCATCTGCTAGTGTCTCCGGTAACGGATGGTACGAATATCCAGAAGGTACTATCAGCTTCTACTCCGCACTTGGAGCCGATGGAGGCACACTATTCTACGCAGCTACATGGACCGCACTAACCACCGACGCTGATACTACCGAAGTACCAGACTATGCTATTACAGCTATGGTACTTTATGGAGCATCATACATGCTACTGTCAAAAGCAGCAGCAAACGCCAAGTTAGGCGCTTACAGAACCAGAGTCGACAGTGGAACTCCAGAGGACAACCCCGTCCAAAGAATGAGTGAATACTTCCTGGCTCGGTTCGAGTTTGAAATGACAAATATGCCAACGCTACTGAAAGGAGCACGCTAGTGGCAGCGATTACACCGATGCTACTCGACCTTCTAAAGGAACACCTAACATCTACAATGCAAACATCTATCTCCAGTAGTGACCCTACTAGAGCAGATATTGTAAAAATAGGTAGATTCCAGGATGACCCTTTAGCAAACAATGTCTACATTGCTATAAGCCCTAGCGACCCCGAAAAGCTTGATTGGGTTGACGGTATCGTTACCCTAGACACCATGAAAGACATTGGGTTCTATATGGACCCTAGAGAAGTTGGCGGTGGCCAAGCTTGGTGGCGACGTGGAGTGGTACAAATCGGATGTTACTTCATCAAAGAGAAATACAATGAGGAAAAAGCGTTAGGCTATGCACACACCGTACTAAGCCGGTTACTGAACAACATCGAGAACATCAACCTAACCGGCGTAGTCGATGACTTCAACGAGAGAGCAATAATAATGTTTTGTTACTCTCATCACTTCGCTGAATCAGGCGGCCCGCCCGACCAGTATATCTGGAGAGGTAAAATCCACTGGCAGTGCCTGACTGAGCGACCGTAAAGACGGAGGCTAATTATGGCTGTTACAGCAATGACCGGAACTGTCTCCTGGGCTCCACAGAACTACAAGTCCACACACGGTTCCTACTCAGCCCCCACACTTTGGTATAAGCACAAGGCTACCTTGGTAGACCTAGCTATCCTCGACGATACCCGCCTTGGACAACCTGAGGTAGGCGGTAAACCCGTTCCTACCTTCCCGTACAAAGCTGGCGTACTCGTTGGTGGAGGCTTAACAATCCAACCCCGTCTAGAAGAAACTATTGGGTGGCTCCTCTACGGAATGATGGGCGACGTCACAAGTACCGTACAAGGTACAACTTCGGTATACGACCATGAATTTGAGTTTGATACTGTTGACGCTGCTCATACTAAGTGGTTTTCCTTCCGCAAGCACATCCCGCGGAAAGACAACGACGCAACAACCGACCTTGGTGAAATCTACACAGATTGCAAAATCACCAGCTTTGCAATGACTCTACCTAACGATGCCCCTATTACAACTAGGATTGACGTTCTGGGTAGAACATTCGAGCTTCAAGAGGACCCAACCGCCTGGACCTACTCCAATACGGAGTTTGAAACCTACGAAAGCATTCCTGTTGGCTGTATTACTGGTGGATATCTCAAGATTGACGCCACAGAATACCCCATCATGGCTGCCACCGTAACCTTCCAGAATCAACCTCTAGACGTGAGGCAAGAACGTGTCTTTGGTGACCCATACATCGAAGACATCACAACCATTATGCGACAACTCACCTTTGATGTTGTTGTAAAATGGAACGACCCTGACTTATATCAGGAAGTCTTGACTGGTACCACGGATGGTACACAATGGACCCCTGACCCCTTCGTAGCTGCACTGGACATCTTTGTTCAGTCGCCACACGACATTCCCTCTGAGTCGACTCCATACAGTCTACGCATCGAGGCCCCTGTCGTGATGATGGCACAGGCAGAAGGTATTACCTTAGCCGGTAACCAGGCCATTATGACCCGATACACTGGTACTGCTCTAGACAATACGTCAGCTACAGGCTATGTGAAGTTCACTCTAACGAACACAACCACACAATACTCGTGGCCTACGTAATGAAAACGGGGCGGAGACTTTTCTCCGCCCCGAAATTTCATATATTGACAATATACCCACCATTCAATAGAATTACATAGAGGAAATAAATATGCCACTTAAACTATCTCCACCCATTGAGAAAACTTTTACATTAGACAAAACTGACAAGCTCTATGGCGCAGAAGGCACAACTGTCACTATTCGACAGGCCTCTCAGCTTCAACACGAGCGACGTCAGGACCTCTTTGCGTCCATGCAAAGCAGGTTGACGGAAGACACCGGCATTGTTGAACTAGTACAACGCTTCAACCTGCCAGAGGTCCATCGCATTGAGGCTATGCTGACCATCATCGATTGCAATATCGAAAGCGAGGACGGAAAGCCACTGTTCAAATTCAAAAAGGTTAGCAAGACTGGTAGCGTCCTAGCCATGAGTGAACGTGAGTTCAAAGAGGCTTGGGGACAGCTTCCTGTCGATGTCGCGACCGAAATCCACGAGAAGATACTAGAGGTCAATCCGACTTGGGGCGCTTCGGGGGAAGGGCTCTAAGGGGGATAATAGAAGACCTAGAGAAAGAACTAGACGAATACTATGGAACACTCAATGAGCTTAGAATGGGACTCAACCCAGGGATTCCAAAAAAGCCTGCGGCTCTAGTATTTTACGAACAAACAAAAGAGCTCGGCCTACCTCTTGTAGAGGGCGGAATCCTAGACCAACCTCACATATGGCTAGAGCAATACGCCGTATGTATGCAAAGAGAACAACTCTGGAGAGGTATTATCGAAAATGCCCGGGCCAAATGAACCTGCTTCTTACCGCGTAGGAACACCTTATAGTGTTTCCAACTTTATCGAGGAACTTCAATCCTACTTTGGAAGAGGAGAACAGTTCCGCATCGAACATGGTGGTGAGGTTACCGCTGGTGACTATCACCGTCTTGTTGTTACAGGATTCCACCAAAAGTCAGGCACAGCCTTTCAGGGAAAACAAGCTCTTACTCTTGATGTAAGATTTGGTGCACCAACTCCTACTGGTGCACCAGCTGTCTTCCTTAGAGGACTAGGTGCTGGAGAGCAAGCATCCGAAACTATTATCGGTGCAAAACTAGCTCCAGGAACTCCTGCCGTTGGTGAATCCGCTCTGCCATATGAACTGCAAGGCCCGGCACGCTCATTGTCAGACCTTATACGCGCATCTATTGAATCAACTGTAAAAACGCGTCAGAAGTTCGGTCAATCCGACCGCTCAATACGCCAAGAGATGATGGCCATCATCTCTAGTGATAGGCCAGAAGAATACGCCGGCGTGCGTAGAAAATACAATATTCCACGTGGTATCCAGCAAATATGGGGAGAGTCAACTCCAGGTGAACAGCTTTACCTATCCAGAAACGTAGCCCTGTCACTACGTGGTTCACCATGGGAACGACAAAACTTTGCACGACAGACCCAAGCAGAGGGTGGCAAATTCACAGACTATGAGCAAGAATTCACTACAATAGACAAGATGCTCATAGAAGGACAGCT